ATCTCGAGGGCCGTGGCGTAGGTCCAGCGCGAGCCGTCCGAGGTGTTCGCCTTGGCCAGCGGCGAGACCGTGTTCGGCAGGCTCGGGTCGTTCAGCAGGCCGTAGTTCACGAGGCCGGTGACCCCGTTGAAATACGTCTTGTTGGCGAACTTGTTGAACGTCAGCGCCATGCTGCGATCGAGTTCGCCCGCGTAGTTGAGGCCCGCGGCGCCCCAGCGTTCGAGCTGCTGCTCACCGTAGCGCTTGAACGCCTGCCAGGTGTAGGGCTGGCGGTAGTTCCACTGGTTGTTGGCGTCGACCTCGCCGTTGTTGCTGTAGTCGCCATACGACGCCACCTGTCCGGTCGATTCGACCATCGGGAAGTAGGCGACCTGATCGATCCAGCTGCCCTTTTGCACCTCGCCGCCCATGATCTCGGCGGCGCGCATCGGGGTGAAGATGACCCGCACGACTTCCGGGTCGATGATCGACACGGCTGAGAGCAGAACGCCAGCATTGACCGAGGTCGCGAGGCCGGGCTGCGCATCCATGGCGCGGACCTGGGCCTTGAGTTCGGGGAAGGCGTCCAGCGCGATACGGTAGTCGCGCTTGAAGCTGGCGGCACGGGCCTTGCCGGCGTCGGAGCCGTCGTGAGCCATGACCGCGTTGGGCGGGAAGAAGACGCCGCGCTCGGCGAGCTCCTGACGAAGAACGGGATCGCGCATGTTCAGTTACCCCCGGACGCTGATCTTGGCGAGCTCGCCGTTTCCGGCCGTCGAGCGGACGGTCCAGGCGGTCTCGAAGTTGGTGGTGATGGTGGCGGTGACGCCCGATCCGGTCGCCGAGGCGTTGGCCGCCGCGCCCGTGGTGCTGAGAACCAGCGTTGCCGTGCCGGCTGCCACGTTCACGGTGCCGACGATCGAGTTCGAAGCGATGCCGTTGCCCGAGATGGGCTGGCCGGGATAGATCTGGCCGCCGCTGTAGCTGATGATGTTCGACCCCGAGGTCGTCGCCACCGTGCGCGTCGCAGTTGCAGCCGAGGCGGTCGCAGCGGACGAGCAGGAACCGTCGGCATAGGCCATGTAGACCTTCTGGCCGATGGTCGCGCCGCCAGCGAAGCGGGCCCACATCGGGCCGTCCTCGAGGATGTCGATGCCCTGGCCGGCGACCACGAGGTTCGACGTGCCGACGAGCAGACTAGCGACGACCGCCGGCTGATCGCGATGCACGAAGCCGTAGCGCACGAGCGACGCGGCCTTGCCCGGGTGAACCGAGGTCACCTGGCCGTTTGTCACGTCGGCCCAGGCGAACTGGCCGATGATAACGCCCGCGGCGCCGGCCACGAACTGGCCTTCGTCAGGGTTGGTCACGGTGAAGTGCGGGTTGTTGCCGTAGAAGCCGCCCTCGATGCCGGGGCTCTGCTGCGTGGCAACGGAAGTCTGAAAGGCCATGGGCTTAGCTCCGGTTCAGCGGGGGAAGGTCGGGGACGATCTTGGCGAGCTTGCCGCCGCCGATCGTGACGGGGGCGGCGTCGAGCGCGAGCTCGGCGGGCTGGCGCAGCATCGCGACCATGGCCTTGTAGGCCGAGGCCGGAACGTCCTTGAGATCGACGTCCGCCTGGTCGAGCGCGAGCTTGTAGATAGCCTCGGCGCTGTCCATGCCGACGACTTCGCCGACGAACGGCGCGACCGCCTTCTTGGCGATCTCGATGGCGGCCTGGCGCTGGGCGCCGCGCTTCTCGGCGTCGGCGATCATCTTGCGGACGGAAGCGGCGTCCATGGCCGGCTTGTCGTCCTTGTCGTCGTCCTCGTCGCATTCGTCTTCGGCGACCTTGTCGTCCTCGTCCTCGTCGCCTTCGCATTCGTCTTCGGCCTGCTTGTCCTCGTCGTCGATCTTGTCCTCGTCGAGGGCAATCGGCTGCACGGCGGCAAGCGCGGCGGTGACCGTGGCGGCATCGAGGCTTGCATCGGCAGCCAGCTTCGGGGCCACAAGGGCGACGACCTTTTCGGCCAGCTTGGCGGGCGCGCCATCCTTGGCGAAGGTCTTGGCATCGACGCCGGCGAGGACCGTGGACAGGTCAACCTTGGCGTCGGCGGCGAGGAGCGAGCGCACGGTGGCCTGCAGGGCCCCGGACACCAGCAGCGCAGTGCGCGACTTGAGCTTCATCAGTTCATCTCCGACAACAACGTCAGGGCCCGCGCGGCCTTCGATAACTAGGGCTACGTGGTTACCGATGATCTCCCGCATTACACCGTCGTAACGCAAACCATCTTCCGACACGCCCGGCGTCATGTCTGCGCGGTAGCGATAGCCGCAGGAAAGCTCGCGTTTGCGGTCGGCTTCGATGCCGTCCTGCGCGGCCTGCTGCCACACGACCAGGCTGTTGCGCAGGTACGTGCCGTCGAACTCCGCGTCGGTGCCGGTGCTGCCGATGATCAGGCTCTCGGGCAGGCCGTCCTCGGGAATGACCGGGACGTGCTCGGACAGCAGCGGGATGTTGTTGAAGCTGTCGGCGGCGGCGGCCAGTTCGGCGGGGTCGCGGTAGAGGTAGTAGATCCGATCGGGCTCAAGGCCCTCGGCCGAGATCTCGCGCCCGTAATAGGGGCAGACGTTGGCCTTGCTGATGTTCGACACCTCGACATGCAGGTAGCCGTTGGCGTCGCGCATCCGCACGCTGGGCGCCCGGTCCATTGCCATCAAGATCGTCTGCGACATGCTTTGCCTCCGTAATCTCAGGTTACGGGGCGGGGCGGCTCACTCGAATCCCGGCACGATCGGCACGGCAACGCACCGGCAGTTGATCGCGGTGCCCGGCCAGACCGGGCCGTTGCCGTCGCCGAAGTCGTGACCCTCGCGGATGCCGTAGGTCTTGCCGCTGAACCGAACGTGCGGCTCGCGCGGATGCTTGCCGCCGGCGCTATGCAGCCATTTAGCCCGGGTGATGCCCAGCTCGAGGTGGCGGACCTTCTGCAGGACGGCCGTCGCCTTGCTATTTTGGTCACGCGCGATGAATGCGGCACGGCGTTTCGAGACCCCGTAGGTCTTCTCGAGCGCCTTCGCCAATGTGCCCAGGTCATGCCCCTGGCTGACCGACTGCATCACCAGCGTCTCGACGTTGCCAAGGTGGCGCTCCGCGATCGACCGGATCAGCCCGACGTTCTCCGACACGACTGCGGCATAGGCGTCGCGCATGGCCGGGGTCATCGTGAACTTGACCGTCATGCCCCCGCGCTTGAGCATGTCCATCAGGGCGCGATCGCATCGGCTGCGGATCGACGTGGCGAAATACTGCGCCAGCTCGTCGGACAGCGTGTCGAACCGGCGCAGCCAGTCCCGCCCCTTGCGGGCGATGGCGTCGCGCAGCACCTTCGCGGGGATCTTGTCCTGGGCGAGCAGTACGGTCTCGGGCGCGTCACGCCGCCATTCGCGCTCGACGGTCTTGACGAGGTCGCGGTGCATGGCGAGCAGCACGGCGACGACGCGCGCCTCGTACTTGGCGCGCAACGGTGCAGCGGGGCGGACAGCGGAGAGCATCAGGCCTCCTTGGGCTCAAGCTCCACATCGGCGTCGAGGTCATCGACCGGTTCAGGCTCTGGCGGCGGGCCCTCAAGGCGGCCGTGATACATCCCGCCCTCCTCGTCGTTGAGGCGGTCGCGCACTTCCTCGTTGCTGATCACGCCGGCATCGACATAGGTCCGGTCGGCCTCGGCATCGCTCTTGCGGATCGCGGCCTTGTCGGCGTCGGACATCTCCCACAGGCTCTCGAATTCATAGGCCATGTCGGGGTCAATTTCGCCGAACAGCGACAACTGGATGACCTTGAACAGCACGTCGAGGCCGGGGCCGACGACCTTCTCGTTGTAGGCCAGCACCTTGTCGTAGAACGTGCGGATCTCGCCGTCGGTGGAGGCGTTCAGCCCGGTCGGGACAACGCCCAGCAGGATCGACAGCGGAATGCCCGAGATGGCGCTGATCTGCTCGAGCGACTGCGCGACGAGCTTGTCGAGGCCGGCGATCGGCGCGGCCACGTTCTCGAACTCCTCGCGATCCTTGTCGAGGACGAAAGTTCCCCGGTTGTCGCGGGTCCGGTTGAACAAGTCGACGCGCTTGTAGACGCCATCGCCAGAGCCGCCCTGCAGCACGTCATCCATGTCGGTCTTGAGGACCATGATGGAGAAGCTGTGCACCAAGTCGGAGGCCGACTGCCGGGTGCGCAGCCAGTTGTCGACGTAGGGCTTGATCTTCTGGCTCATGGACACGCCGCCGAAAGCATAGGCCGGCTTGAGCATGTTCGGCATCGGGTTCGACACCAGCGTCAGCAGGCGCGACGTGTGGACGGT